GATATAAGTAGCTTAGGATTCAAAAAGCCTTCTGACCCACTAGCTAGATTTGAACAAACTGGCCCTAAGCGCTCAGAACAAAATATGCCTGCTAAAAAGAAAGATAGCTCAAGCAGCACTGACTACTCAGTTGGCAATGCAATGCGCAAAGGTGGAAAAGTAGGCCCAAGTCGTGGTGATGGCATTGCTCAACGTGGTCGCACAAAAGGAAAGTACTGCTAATTATGGGTGATCTAACTAAAGAAGAAATCAAAGCGATGAAGGCTAAAGAGGCCAAAAATCGCAAAGAAAAACTGGATAACTCTAAAATTCACGATGCTGAAGTTATTGAAAAATACAAAAGCATGCTAGGATTACCTCCTGAGGGAGCCCCTGCACAAGCACCAGCCCCTGTAGATCCGATGGGAAATACAGCTGGCCCAGCTCCACAGGCAGGAATGAAAAGAGGTGGGTCTGTATCTTCTGCCTCTAAACGGGCAGATGGTATCGCAATTCGTGGTAAAACAAGAGCTTAAGGAGCTTATATGAAAATGGTAAAAGAGGCTATTGAGCCAATCGCAGGTCCAGACATGGTTCACCATGATGATTTTATTTCTCAACATGAAGAAGGTGCGCATAAACACCACGCTAAAGAATTTGGGAAACATGCAGCTGGTCACCCTAAGAACTCTGATGTAGTTAAAGGTTTTTGTGGTGGTGGCGCTATGGGTAAAAGAGCTAAGTAATGAGACCATCTCGTGGTATGGGCGATATAGCCCCATCTAAAATGCCTGGTAAGAAAATTATCAAGCGTAAGGATAAACCGCAAGATGTTGAGATGTATAAAGAAGGTGGTAAAGTTGGTTTATACGAAAATATTCATAAGAAGCAAAAACGTATTAAATCTGGTTCTGGTGAGAGAATGCGCCCTGTTGGGGCTAAAGGTGCGCCTAGTAAAACGGACTTTATTAAATCTGCTAAAACCGCAAGGAAAAAATAATGAACTTTGCAATTAGTTGGGTATTAGGTTTATTCAAAAAACCAGAAGTTGAAGTTACTTTTAAACCCGAAGTAGCGGCATGGCCTTTTCCTGTCCCTAAAGAAAAACCTAAACCACGAGTAAAAAAGACTAGACCGCTTCCATCCAAAGCAACGGTTGCTAAAGCTGCCGCTAAAAAATCTACTGCTAAGAAAAAATAATGGCCTATACCAGTGGAGTTAGCACATTTAATTTAGACCTCTCAGAGCTTGTAGAAGAGGCATTTGAGCGTTGCGGATCGCAATTGCGGTCTGGGTATGACCTACGTACAGCAAGACGCTCTATCAACCTTATGACAGTTGAGTGGGCTAATAAAGGTATTAATCTGTGGACTATTGAAGAGTGTTCTATACCATTAGTTACAAACCAGCCAATCTACGCGCTTCCAAACGATACTATAGACATTTTAGATGCAGTTACTCGTACCAATAATGCCAGCACAACTAACCAGCAAGACATTAATTTAAGTCGCATTTCTGAATCTACCTACTCGACTATTCCAAACAAGTTAACTACAGGTCGCCCGATTCAAATGTGGGTTAACCGCCAAAGCAGTAACTCATACCTTACTCAATACCTTGTCTCTACTACTCAAGTATCAGCTACGGCAACGACTATTACTTTGGGCGTTACAGGAAACGCGACGCCAACACAATTAAATATGCCTTCTACTGGGTTTATCCAGTTGGGTTCAGAAACAATTGCCTACACTAATATAGTAGGAAACCAGTTGCAAAATTGTTGGCGGGGTCAAAATGGTACAACGGCGGCAATTCATGATACGGGTACTGTGGTGTACCAGCAATATCTTCCTTGTGTTAACGTGTGGCCTGCTCCAGCCTCAGGTGGTGGGCCTTATACACTAGTTTATTACCGTATGCGCCGTATTCAAGATGCTGGTGGCGGTGTTAATATTGCAGACATTCCATTTAGGTTTATTAATTGCTTTGTAGCCGGCTTAGCTTATATGTTAAGCGTAAAAATACAAGGTGTTGATCCCCAACGAGTAATGGGTTTAAAAGCCGATTACGACCAGCAATTTGATTTAGCTGCCCAAGAGGATAGAGAAAAAGCTGCTATTCGCTTTGTACCCCGCAATTTGTTTTATTCGAGATAGTTATGCCTAAGAAAAAAGGTCCTTCTTTAGCTATTAGTAGAGGCGAAAAACTCCCCGTATCGAAAGGGGCTGGTCTCACCGCTAAAGGCCGTGCTAAGTACAACGCTGCTACAGGCTCTAACCTAAAGGCCCCACAGCCCGAAGGTGGTGCTCGTAAGAAATCATTCTGCGCTCGTATGTCTGGTATGCCCGGACCAATGAAAGACGAAAAAGGTCGCCCTACTCGTAAAGCTGCTAGCCTTAAAAGATGGAATTGTAAGTAATGCCTAGTAAATATTCTTCCGGTAAGTACAGTATTGCCGAGTGTGATAGGTGCGGGCAAAGGTATAAATTAGTAGAGTTAAAGAAACTTACCATTAAGACTAAGCAAGTAAGTATCAAAGTATGCCCTGAGTGTTGGGAACCAGACCAACCTCAGTTACAATTAGGACTATATCCAGTTAATGACCCACAAGCGGTACGGGAACCAAGACCAGATATTAGTTACTATGCTTCGGGACCTAATGGTTTACAAACTAAAAATGGTAACGATAACAGTGTTTTAGAGGCGGGTTATCCAGAAGGTGGTAGTAGAGTATTTCAATGGGGTTGGGCGCCAGTAGGTGGCGCTAGGATATTTGATACAGTTTTAACAGCAAATTATTTAATTGCAGCATGCCAAACAGGCACAGTAACTATAACAGTAACTTAGGAGTAGAAAATGGGATATAAAAGCGGAGCAGATGGAGTTACCAAGTCAGGACGCACTAAAGGTAAAAACTTAGGTGATTCAGGTCCAACTATTGGTATTGAGAATGGTAAAGGCAGCAAGGGTTCTAAAGGTGTTACAGGCAAAGCCATGCGAGCTGTAGGACGTAATATGGCCCGTGCTAATAACCAAAGAGGTCGTTAATATGCAGAAGATTAAACCAACCACTAAGAATAGCCCTGCTATCCGCACTGGTAATGCTAAAGATAACAAACCTGCAGAGGCATATGCTAAACCCCATACTGCTGGCGGTAAAACGCTAGAAGAAAAAGATATTGGATTTTCTGTTGAAATGCCAACTCGTAAAAATTGGACACCTTTAAATGGTGGTGTTTCTATTGGGAACAACGATAAAGTAGAAACTACAGGTATTGAAACTCGTGGTAACGGTGCAGCAACTAAAGGTCGAATTGCTCGTGGGCCAATGGCTTAAGGGTAAACCCTAATGAACTACGAAACGTTATATAACAACATCCAAGCATACGCTGAGAACACCGAATCTCTGTTTGTAGCGTCTATACCTGTTTTTGTGCAGGAGGCTGAAGAACGTATATATAACTCAGTTCAAATACCTTCCCTTCGTAAAAACGTCACTGGAACTTTAACTTCTGGAAATCAATATATTGCATTACCTGCTGACTGGCTATCTAACTATTCGATAGCTGTTATTGATTCCTCGAATAACTACCAGTATTTACTAAATAAAGACGTTAACTTCTTGAGAGAAGCATACCCTTCTGTTGTGTATACATCCCCAGCATACCAAGGAACACCACAGGGAACTCCTAAATATTACGCTTTATTCGGTTCCCAATTGTCTAATTTTAATGAAATGACATTAATGGTAGCCCCTACTCCAGATGCTAACTACAGCGTAGAGATGCATTATTTCTATTACCCACCCACTATTGTCCAAGGGCAAATTGCTACTGTAGCTACTTTAGTTGCTGGCTCGCTATATACTAATGGTGTATACCAAAATGTTCCCCTTACAGGAGGCTCAGGCGCAAATGCTACAGCGGATATTATTATTGTTGGCGGCGTGGTTACTTCTTGTACTCTTAAGTTTGGCGGGAATTTTTACGTAGTAGGTGATGTTCTTTCATGTTCTTCCTTAGGTTCTACAGGCACAGGTTTTTCTATTACAGTTTCTTCAGTATCGAATGCCACAGGTACTAGCTGGCTTGGGGATAACTATGATCCAGTCTTGTTTTATGGTGCTATGCGAGAAGCCATAGTATTTATGAAGGGCGAACAAGATATGGTTACTTACTATGAAAAGTTATACCAAGAAGCTATACAACAACTTAATCGTCTTGGCACAGGTCTTGAACGGGGTGATTCTTACCGTGATGGCCAGGCTCGTATACAGGTTAGCCCATGACAATAGCACAAGGCCAAACAACAATATTTAAACAAAACTGCTTAAGTGCCTTAGAGAACTTTGCAGTTGGGACCCCTTATACCTATAAAATAGCCCTTTATACAGCTAATGCTACTTTGAATTATTCTACGCTTACTTATACAACTGTGGGTGAAGTGGTAGGTACTGGATATACGGCAGGGGGCAAAACCCTTACTATTATCCCCCCGGCATATTTAGATCAAACAGCCTACTTATCTTTTTCTAATGTAACTTGGAATCCAGCAGTCTTTACCTGTAGGGGTGCTTTGATCTATAATAGCACTACAAATGCGGCAGTTGCAGTTCTTGATTTTGGGTCAGATAAAACCGCAACAAACACATTTACAGTCACTTTTCCGGCGAATACTGCATCAGACGCCATTATTAGACTTACGAATTAGGAGTATTTATGAGTTCTGAAATTACAAAAATGGGCGATAGCTTCGGAGCTAGTGCTTCTTATGGTGGCGGTGCCGCTGAAACTGTTGGACTTGAAGGTACATACGTAGCCACTTGTTTTGATGCTAATGGCGTTGAGAAGTGGTCTGATACCTTTGAAAACCTAACAACTAACGTTGGTCGTCAAAATTTATTAAATTCGTACTTCGCTAATACAGGCGGCGGTGCGATTGTCATGGGTTTAGGCGGAGCTAATGGATCAAGTACGTTTACCCCTGCTTATACAGACACACAAAGCTCGCATGCTGGTTGGTATGAAGTTGGTGGTACTAATGCTCCTACTTACTCAGGCACACGCAAGACCCCAGCTTTCTCAGCCGCAACAAGTGCTAACCCTTCCGTTCTGTCAACCAGCGCTGCAGTGGTGTTTAGCATGACTAGCTCTGGAACTGTATATGGTGCATTTATTAACGTAGGTGGTTCTACAGCGATTGATAACACTACAGGTACTTTGTTTAGCATCGGTGCATTTACTGCTGGTTCTAAGACTGTAACTTCTGGCGACACAATCAACGTAACATACACGCTGTCCGCAGCTGGCTAATAGGGGACTAACATGGCGTTAGTCTTAGCAGATCGTGTCCAAGAAACCACGACCACTACTGGTACGGGTTCTGTTACGCTGGGTGGAGCGGTCACTGGGTATCAGAGTTTCGCAGTCGTTGGAAACACCAATACAACTTTCTACTGTATCGCCGACCAAGGTGGTGCAAATTGGGAGGTTGGTATTGGCACGTACTCAACTACTGG